GACAAGAATTACTTAAATTGTTTGATTAATTCTATAATATGGGATAATGTGGGCTATTAATTAGAAAGGATAAAATTATGGCTTATTCATATCCAATTTGGAACAATGTCGAAGCGTGTATTTATGGCAGTTCAAAAAGCTGGGGTGCTAAAGATACTTGTAACGTAAATGTAAATGTTGGTTCAAGTGCTAAATATTCAAATCACTTTGTCAACCACACAACAACAAAAAGAGAAATAGAAAAGGACTTATTTGAATTTAGATTTTACGTTGATAACAGAATAATTAAACGTGCTTTATTCGATAAGAAAAACAAAACTTTTAATTTTTTGGATCGTGAACCGATGACCACGAACCAAGAACCAAACCCAAAACAACTAGAATTATTTTAGAAAGGATAATTAAAAATGAAAAACAAAATAAAAAAAAGAACAATTAACCTAGGTTCAAATTATATTACTTTTTTAAAGGCAGTTGATAAATACAGACATTTACCATACGACCAATATAAAAAGAAAGTTCAAGACGAATTAAAAAGAAAGGACAAATAAACATGAACCAAGAACCAAAAACAAACTTAGATCTAATAAACGAAGCGCTAAATTTAATTAGCGCTAAATTTAAACAGCATAACGATGCTATTCTAAATTTACAACTAAGAGTTAAAGATTTAAGTTTTGCTGTTGCTAACTTACAAAGACAAATAGACGAATTAAAAAAATAAAGATCTTTATTCTAGGGCCATGATCCGTGGCCCTAGGTACTTAAAACCAAATCAAATAAAAATTAATCACTTCCACAGCTGCCGACCCCCCTAAAACTAGCCACGCAAAATAATTTACACTGCGCCCCCAGTTTGATACATAGAACACTATGATAAACAAAACGGAAGTTCAGCTTCAAGAAGATTTAATTAAGGAACACTTAAGAAAGTTAAATTTGGCAGAAAAAAGATTCATACCCTTTGTCAAACACGTTTGGCCAGAATTTATTGAGGGAGATCATCATAGAAAGATAGCTAAAAAATTTGAGGATATTGCAAACGGAAAGATTAAAAGATTGATCGTTAATATGCCACCCCGACACACTAAATCAGAATTTGCATCATATTTGTTTCCTGCTTGGATGGTAGGTAAAAATCCAAAATTAAAAGTGATACAAACTACACACACAGGAGAATTAGCAGTAAGGTTTGGTCGTAAGATGAAAAATCTCGTTGACACTAATGAGTTTGCTCAGATCTTTGATGAATGTAAAATAGCAGCGGATTCCAAAGCTGCAGGAAGATGGGAAACAAATAAAGGTGGGGAATATTATGCAGCAGGGATCGGTGGTGCGATAACCGGTCGTGGTGCAGATTTATTAATTATAGATGATCCACATTCCGAGCAAGATGCTTTAAGTGACACGGCTCTTGATTCAGCATACGAGTGGTACACTTCTGGTCCTCGTCAACGTTTACAGCCTGGTGGTTCAATTGTCATTGTTATGACAAGATGGTCAACCAAAGATTTAACAGGTCAATTGCTTAAAGCACAAACGGAACCAAAAGCGGATCAATGGGAAGTAATAGAGTTTCCTGCAATCTTACCAAGCGATAAACCAGTGTGGCCAAACTATTGGAAACTAGAAGAATTAGAAAGTGTTAAGGCTTCTTTATCCGAAGCAAAGTGGCAAGCACAATGGCAACAGAATCCTACGTCAGAAGAAGGTAGTATTATCAAACGTGAATGGTGGAAAAAGTGGGAAGAAGATGACATCCCAGATCTTGTTCATGTTATACAAAGTTATGATACAGCTTTCAGTAAAAAAGAAACAGCCGATTTTTCTGCAATCACTACGTGGGGAGTTTTCTATCCACCTAATAAGGGTCCACACCTAATATTAGTTGATGTAGAAAAAGGGAGGTGGGATTTCCCAGAATTAAAAAAAATTGCATTAGAGCAGTATAAATATTGGGAGCCAGAGAGTGTTATTGTCGAGCAAAAAGCAAGTGGCACCCCCCTAACTCATGAACTTCGTCAGATAGGAGTCCCTGTGCTAAATTTTACACCAAGTAAAGGAAACGATAAGCACGTTCGTGTCAACTCCGTTGCACCAATCTTTGAAGCTGGAAAAGTGTATATTCCCGATAGAAGATGGGCAGAAGAAATGATTGAAGAATGCGCAGCTTTCCCTTATGGTGACCATGATGATTTAGTGGATAGCATGACACAAGCTGTGTTGCGCTTTCGACAAGGTAACTTTGTTAATTTACCTAGTGACTTTGAAGATGAACCACGTGACACGCACTATATGAGGGAATATTATTAATGGACGAAAAATTTGACAATCCTTTGAAACAGATTTTGCTAGATAAAATGATAGACAGAGGTTTTTTTAATCCCAAAGATTTGCATCCATCAACAATACAAACGATAAATGATTTAACAGATTCTGAAATTTTAAAACTTTTAAAAGATTTTGGCTTTGGACCAAAGGTAGTAAAAAAAGATGGTGGAATAGTTCAATTAGAAAAAGGCGGTGATCCTTTGCTTGGTCAGATGATTGAAAAATTAAAAAGTAAACCAAAACTAGCATCTTCAACAGCAGCGATGTCCGATGTTATATCTTCACTAAACGAGCCGCCAGGCACAAGAGTAGAAAGAGAAACTTCTAAAATAGCAAACATACTTGCAGGTTCAGATGTAAAGCGTGCTATGGGTCCTGATTTGTTTGAAGTGTTTAAAGACTCTGGAATTAAGACAGCACAGATTAAGGCAATAGCTAACGTGCCCGACGTAAATGATTTTGTAGATGATTTTGATGGTTTTAATAAAGCGATGAAAAAATATCGAAACACTGCTCTAAAAGGTTTAACTAAGCCTCAATTAGATTTAATTAAAAGTTCTGGATATCTAGCTGGTTATGCAGAACAAATGAGAAAAGATATTTTAGAAAAAGGCGTCACTAAAAAAGGCAAGAAGTTTATTGTTAAACCAAGATATAAAAATGCTATTCGTATAGGCAAGAATGGTTTGCCTGTCATTACGAAAGCTTTTGAAAATAAATATTTAGATAAAAATTTTGATTTTGTATTCGAAGCAAAAGGCACAGCTACTGGTGTTGACAAACCTAAAACACAATCAAAAATATATTCAAAAATAAAAGAAATAGGAAAAAACACTTTAAACAAAGCACAACAGTTTAATTTAGATTTAGTTTTGTCTCAGGTAGATAAAATTTATAAAAATTCACCAGAACAAGCAAAGAAAATTTTAAAAGGTATAGCCGAAGGTGTGAAAACGGGTAGACTGTTTATGGGTGGACCTGCAACTTTTCTTGGAGAAACTATAGGAATGGATATGATGGAGAGCCCAGAGTTTCAAAGTGTAATAGCTAATGATCCCTCACTAGCTTCTTTTTTTGGTATTCAGGGTGAACCGCAAGTTTTTAAAGATGGCGGTAATGTAGAAAAGATGGTAAAAAAAGAAAACCCCCTTTTAGACGTTTTAAGGAGTAGAGAATAAAATGAATAGAAAAGATATAATATCAGCAGTTGAACAACACGGACATGGTGTAAGATTTAAAAATGGAGTTGTTCAAATAAGTTTAGAACCATTAGATGTTTACGATATGAGAGACGAAAAAGTAAAATATAGATCCATTAAAAATCCAACAGAAAAAAAGATTAAAAGTATTCTAGGGTATAAAGGTGGTGGAGAGGTAAAAAAGTTTTCATCAGGAGGTGCAGCTGTGAAGGGTTTAGGTAAGGTAATTAAATAGTATGGTTGTAGAAAAAAGAATAGAAGCTAACAATGCACCCATAGATGCAGAGGCTGTTGATGTAGAAACAGTAGAAAATATAACACCAGATGTGGTAATGACAGAGGATGGTGGTGCAATTCTTAATCCTACACCAGAACAACCGACCACAGATTTTTTTGCTAATCTAGCTGAGATAGTGTCGAAAGATGAGTTACAGAGAATTTCAAGCAAACTTCTTGGTGAGTTTGAAGATGATAAATCTTCAAGAAAAGATTGGGAGCAAGGATTTGCAAAAGGTTTAGATTTACTTGGTTTTAAGTATGATGAAAGATCTCAACCATTTCAAGGAGCTAGTGGTGTAACACATCCATTACTTGCAGAGTCTGTAACGCAATTTCAAGCTCACGCATACAGAGAGATGTTACCTGCAAAAGGGCCTGTGGATGTAAATATTGTTGGTGAAATAACCACGGATAAAGAAGCACAAGCAGAGCGTGTCAAAGATTTTATGAACTATCAAATAACAAATGTTATGCAAGAGTATGATCCTGAAATGGATCAGCTATTATTTCATTTACCTCTTGCAGGATCTGCATTCAAAAAAGTTTACTATGATGCAAGTTTAGGCAGAGCAGTATCAAAATTTATTCCATCTGAAGATTTAGTAGTTCCTTACAACGCTTCAGATCTTATGACGGCAGAACGTATCGCACATGTTCTTAAAATGTCTGAAAATGATTTGCGTAAAAAACAAGTATCAGGATTTTACAGAGACATAGATTTATCACCTGGACAAAGTGATGAAGATCCTGTTCAGGATAAAATGGATAAACTTGAGGGTGTGCAAAAATCAGAAGATGATTATGAGTTTAATTTAATAGAGT